CAGATTCTTTGGTAGTTACTGGTGTCTCAACCCTGACTTCGGTACAAGTCCCTGATGATCTTACTGTAGGTAACTCACTTGTAGATACTCTTACAATTAATGCAGCAATTGGTTCTACCCTCATTCCCTTCGGTAATCAATCCTTTGATTTAGGTTCCTCTTCTATCAATTGGAGAGATGGTTATTTTAGAAACCTGTATGGTGATGGTTCAAATCTGACCGGTATTTCTGGTGGAGGTGGTATTGGAACCACAGGGAGTGTCAATACAACTGGTATTATCACGGCTTCTGCTTTTGTAGGTGATGGTTCTGGTCTGACAGGTATCGCTCATACCACAGATATTACTAGAACTTTCCTTGACTTTGATGGATCACAAACCACTCAAGCTATTCGTGCCTCTGGCGCCTCTGGTAAGAAGTTTGCTATTGAAGTAGGAACGTCTAAGACTGAAGCTGTCATTGTAGGTAGATTTGAACCAGGTAAACTCACCCTTCCTAGTAGTGATCTTGCCTTAAGAAACGTTGTTGGAACTGGTGGTACATTCAACGGAACTACTAACTTTAATACCGCCAATGTCGGTATTCTGACTGGTGCTAGAGAGGGTCTGGTATATAAACTGTCTGCTGGTACTGGTCTTACTTTTGAAGGTTCTATCCATAGTCACATCGGTGGCACCGTGGGTAATGAGTGGCACTCCAGTGTAGGTACTCTGGGTATTGATGCAACAGTCTTACAGACCACGGGTTCTCAAATCATCCTTGGTGATAAGACTTATCAGGGTAGTACTACCAATAATAAGTCTCTTCAAACTCTAGAATCCGTCAATGCACTGGGCTTCACGACAACCACTATTACTGCTGGTACAGGAATCACTGTTACTGGTTCTACTGGTAATGTCACCATCAGTGCTGTTGGTTCTGCAAGCACGGCCAATGTTAGTACCAACACTTTGTCTGTTGGTGCTGCTTCAACATTCGCCTCTCAAGCTAATTTCTCATCAGGTATCAATGTTACCGGTGTAGCAACAGCGACCCTGTTTGTCGGTACTCAATATCTAGGTAATGCTGTCAATATGACAGGTATTGTTACCTCACTGGTTGCAGGTACAGGTATTAATGTATCTGGTTCGACTGGTAATGTTACCATAAGTGCTGTAGGTACTGCAGACACTGCAAATGTAAGCACGAATACCCTCAATGTTGTT